GGCCGACTTCGGTTTTGAACTAAGTCAAGGCAAGAACTTGGTGTCTGAGCGGGTCTTACAGATCAACTCGGCGCTATATCGTACTTGCATTCGTAATGCCGATGATCCGGCAGCGATCGGGACGGCTGACGCCTGCTATTTAGCAGATGTCCGCCATGTACCCTTCGTGAACTTTGGTTTAATAACAAATAGAAAGAAAAACGACTGTTCAGTTGATTACAGCTTGGAACGAACGGGCTTGGACACGCGGGATCATACCGTGCCCAGCTGGGTGCATCGAGTGTCGAATGCACCTAAGATCGTAGCCGAGCTTGTCCGAGGACATAGTAAGCTTCGAGATAAGGCAGTTAGTTTGTACGAAGACCACAATCGTTGGCTTCGGGAGCGGCTTCATAAGCTGCCCTGGGGCCCGATGTGCGATTTGGCTCGCGATGAACGGCAAGAGGGTTGGTTGTTGTATTTACAACGATACTTCCGGAAAATCGTTCCTAGCGACCCGAACGGACAACTTCGCCAGGACATGCCTACGTCTTCGTTGCTTCGACGGTTGACGACCTGCTTCGAGGATGATGATTGCTTTGATGCGTACCGAGCTACCCGTATACGCGCAATCTTCCCTAGAGGCCCAGAGATCGAAGAAAAGTTGGATGAGTGGACCACGCTGAGTTTGAGAGGACAGAAGTGGAAGGATCAGACGAATAAGGATGAAAGGGAGATGTGTTCCGATTTTGACGCGTGGTCACTTTTTTGTGACTTCGCCGCGGAGTCGGGCATCGACTATCCTGAGTTCGGATGTTCCGTTGCCCTTTATTAGCGTGGGCTGCAGGCCGTTGGTGATGACCCTAACCACTAGAAAATTGGGTAAGTGCCTTGCATGGAAGTGCTGACGGCGCTCGTGGATGTGAACTCTCATGGATTACGCATCTCTATGTTCAGTCGCAATTGCTGCGTTTAACGTATTATACATGACGGGAAGGCGTTCGATAGAACGTTGACTCGGGCGAATTGTTATGTGTCCCGAAAGGGGAGCCAATCCTGCGACTGCTAGCAGG